CCTAGATACAACAGTTGAGCAAACTGTTGCTGGTTTTAACAAACCACCTCAAAATGCCACGCATATAAAGCGTTGTATGGAGAGATTTTATGAAATTTTAAAATAAAACCAATTTATTTTAGTTTTGGATAATATTGTGGAATATTACCCATTAGTAGTAGTTTATATAATGTTAGGATTAGATTCACAACCGGATATCGATTTTCGACCTTTGAATTATAATGCTTTTCGACATTTTGTGAAATGCTCCAATATTTTATCAAATTTTTATATATCATATGAATATCTAAGAGGAAAATGCTATGTGTTTCCCGACCGCATAGTGTGGCTCCTCATCATTGGATTATGATTTTGTATTTTGATGATAATTTATTGTTCTTTTTTGGTAGTAATACCGTCGTAGTTTTTTCATAGGGAAAATAACAAGCGACACCCCCAGGTAATTCTTTTTAAGATTTGATTTTAATGAGTACCATCGGCTATAGGACGGCAAATGAGTGGCTATATACCTGAAGCATAATATATTTTAATTTATACGGTAGATTAAAATATTTATAGCGTAACAGATATAGTTGAAAGTGTAACATGTATCCTATAGGCCTGTATGATTTGATTGATTTTCGTTTGATAAAAGTACTGGGTCAATGTGTAACAATGTCAAGGGGAAAAGTAAACCAACAAAAACCGTACAAAGAAAGTGGAAATATGACCAGTAATACAATTGACTTTGATCAAATTGTATTTAAAGATTTAACAAATGGACAACTAGGATTATTCTTTTTTGATAGTGACCGAGGCTGTTTGTATAAAATTAAAAAATTATATAAAGAGCACTGGGAAGCGAAAACCGAGAAGTTTATTAATGTTAGGATAGGAAAGGTAGGAATTTTTAACAATCAACGGAAGATAAGTTGTGACTGTCTTAAGAAGTTTCTAAACAAAATTCATCTTAAGAAAGGACAAGGTTTATTTTCATCCATTGCATTAATAGTACCTAAGATTTTTAGTTTAATAGAAAAAGTGAAGACAATAACTACGTCTTCGCATTTGTTGCCAATGTTATTAGATATTAGTTCTCTTTTAATGCAGGCAATATCTCCAACATATTCTAATTGGACCCCTTCTTATTTATTAGGACATTTATTACGTTTTATAGTTTATATATTAGAGGCAAAGCACTCGTTATGGGACAATCAACTGCCGAAGCTTTCACTTTAGCAGCCATTTCCATGTTTTTGCCTAGTCCTCTAATTGAGATTATAAAGCGTATGAATTTATTTACAGGTAAGAAGATTTTAGATACTCCAAGTTCAGTTTTAGATTGTATAACAGGAATAATAGAATTTTTTGCATGGTGTCTTAACCAGATACCGTGCGTCCCGGATTGTGTGAAAAACTTTATAGTTTCTCTATCCTCCTTCTCAGAGCGATCATCGCTTCTAAGGGAAATGTGCGATAAACTCGTTCAGTTCTCAAAAAGTAGATCAATTATGTTAGAAGAGGAATGGAGATTGAGTGTTAGGGATTTAGATAGCAAATTGAAAAATTGTGAGGAAATTCAAAATTATATAAAGTCATCACCAACATCGATGGCTAAATATAAAGATTTTTGTAGATTAGTAAAGAGTTTAGACTCGTATGAAAAATGTAGTAGAAAAGAGCCTGTAGCAATAGTATTAGAAGGACCACCAGGAACTAGGAAGTCATTTATTATGGCAAATCTCACAGAACGTATGGGTAAGTCAGTCTATACCCATGTAATTAAAGCAACTACAGATGGTAAAGACTTTTATGATACTTATAATAATGAAGAGATTTTTTTGATGGATGATGTAGGACAGCAGGGAATTTCACAGTGGAGAACCATTATTAATATGGTCTCAACTGTGAAGTTGCCTTTGGATTGTGCAGCCGTAGAATTGAAAGATACAAAATTTTTTAATAGCGAATTAGTTATGTGCACTACTAATAGTTTTTCTCAACTAAATGGATTAACTAAATCTGATTGTATATCTGATATAAGAGCCTTATGGCGAAGATGTCATGTATTTAATTTTGACGGAGTTTCCATTGTGAATGGGAAAATGGTAGGAAGAGTAGTGTATAAACGATTTTGTCCATATACTAATGCTTATATAGATAGATTTCCATTCGATAGTAATATACCAAGTAGTATGGATGTAGTAGATAAGAATAGGTTAATAGCATGGATGAATGTCATAATTAAGAAATTGGTTGTGCATTATGAATCAAATTATAGTGAGAATCAGTTGACGGATCAGGATTCATTTGATATAGG